TCGGTTTTGTGCTGCATTTAACAACGCAATTTCATTTTCATGTTCTTGTTGTTGTTGATTGTCTTGTAGCCTACCTACTTCACGCAAAGAACCTATAGCAGGGTTTTCCCGCAATGTTCTTCTTCTTTGTGCGTTAGTTATACCAGGAGATACATTTCTTCCACGTCTGGATTCTTCATTCATAGCACCACCTGTTAATTGATTTCTAATGTTACCAACATAATTTCCTGTTTCTTGCGGCATATCTCTTCTACCCGCTTGTATTTCATCAAGAGCTGTTGGTCCTACATTGTATGCTTGTAAAGCATCTTCCATGTTGCCATATTTATTAAACATAGCTGTTAAATAGTTTCGTGCATAATCTCGTTGTTCTTCTTCAGAGCTGTTATATACGTCTATAGGTTCAACACCGTATCCGGGTTCTAATCCAGCTTCAGGGTTAATTTGGTATGCTCCATAGGCATAGCCTGAATCAGCATCAGGATTACCACCACTTTCAACTTGTCGAATGGCATCTAATACTGCATCTATGTCCATATCAGCAAGGTCTGTGGAAAAAGGACTGTTTTCTACAAGTCCTCGATTAGCATAGCCTACGATGCCACCGTGGGCCATTTCTTCAGGGTTAGGCTTTGGGCCTGTAAATCTTAGCCCCGGACGATCTCGCGTTACATACTTCATTAACTCGTCTGTGCTGCTAAATTTAGGATAGGACTGCCCTGATCTGGCTGTAAGTAAGTCGCTTACAAACCCTTGGTCAAACCCTGAATAGAAATTGTCTGCTTTTTGTTGGTAAGCAGCGGTATACTGAGGCGCTACATATTTGCTTTCTTCTTGTAATTGTTTTTCCCCTTCCAGAAACTCCATTACCATCTCACTGCCATACTTATCCATAAGTGCAGGGATGGGTTGTACATTCCCTCCATCCTGATACCCAACAATCCCACCCATTGCCATTCGTTGTGTGGGCATCGCGCCGGGTCTTGTTGCTGGCATACTTCCAGCTTGAGCCATAGCTGCGGGCATACCACCGGGCCTTCTAGCTGCTTGCTGTAAGGCTTTAAGAATTTGTTGCCCTTGCATTTGTTGCCCACGTTGTTGAAGGCCAGGAGCCGCAGTAGCCATAGCTTCTTGTTGTCCTAAGCCCCCCATCCCACTTAAACCTGCAAGTTTTTTATCAATTATAGGAGCACCGACACCACCAGCAGCCGCTTGTTTGGCTCGTTGATCTTCTTGCATGTCTTTCATTAAATTTTCTAACGCAATACCAACCAACAACTTAGGGTTTTGTTGCTGCATTTTTTGCAACGCATTTACGCCTTTATCTTCGTAGGCATTTACTTGTTCTTGTACGTTAAAAACCATTGTTTATATCCTTGAATAATTTACACGGAGGTAGCCATCTTCACCCTTTATCAAATAAACCCGAAAATATTCCTCCTCCTGTAGTAGTAGTAGTTGTGCCCCCTGAGCCTGTGGTTTTAGTTGGTTGTGCAAACATTAAATCTAAAAAGGTTCCAGCCAAACCTAAATCAGAAAGAACCTGACTCATTCCGCTGGGTTCTACGATGTCACGAGATATAGCTTCGGTTGGAAGTCCTTGAAGCAACGACTGCATATACTGGACTTTCTTAAAAGGGTCGTCTCTTTGTTCTTTAAACTGTCCAATATCAGCTAATACACCTTCCTGTTCTATAGCACGCTGTTGTTCACCGCCTTCTAACTGAGCTTTTAAAGCATCTAAACCATAACGTCTTTCTTCACCGAATAAATCCGAAGCGCGGTCATAAGCATCTTTATAGCCTTGTCCTGTTACAGCCGCTGCCCTGTCTAAAAACCCTCTATCTAACTCTGCTCCCGCCACTGCTTGTCGGCCCCCACCAAAAGCTCCTGCTTTACTGTACTGACCTTGCATTTCGTTTTTTGCTATTTGATTTTGCCTTGCCATTGCATCAATTTGAGGTTGGAGAGCAGCTTGTATATACGGATTCATATATTGCTGTACAACACTAGCATCAGCCGCAGTAGCGTCGGTTCCGGGTTGATACGCTGCCCCTGTAAAAGACCCCGCTGCACTTGCTCCAGGTAAAGCTAGTGAACCTAACCCCCCAAACCCTTGGGTTTGTAAACCTGACGCACCCGCAGTTAATGCACCGGTATACGCATCATAAGGCGTAGAAGCAAGTGCCTGCCCCTTACCTAGCATCTCAGTTACGTATGGCGCTGCCCAATCAGATAATGACTCTTGGGAACCTGTTTCTGCTCCTACTGCACTTCCGTTACTCATTTTTAATCTCCTAAGCTGGCATCATTTGCATAGGGTTTATTTCCGGGCCTTGTCGAGTAGTCCCGGTACGTTCTTCACGTAACCTATCCATCATTCCATATAGTTGTTGTGCGCCTGCTTCTGAGTTGCCATTGCCTAAATGACTTACTACATCAGCAGGTATTACAAATTCACCATCACTTAATGCGGCGGGTTGTGCTCCATCTATTGTGGCAGGTACTTGATCTGCCAGGCCGTCGGTAGGCCCACCTAAATAATAGCCTTGGCTTTGCATTAATCCGCCCCCCGCAGCTTGTACTGTGTTAGCAGCATCATGTTCTGCAATTAACGAACTAAGCTGTGCTTCTGTTACATTTAATGCACTTGCTATTTGTGATAAAGAAAACCCTAAATCTGCGCCACCCACAGAAAATTCTTTTGCTATTGCAGGGGTTATAGTAACAGCATCAGAACCAAACCCTAAATTTGATAAATAGCTATAAAGAGTAGTACCCCCCGCCGAAGGTGCTGTATAGCTTGAAATAGCATTTAAAGTATCAACTGTTACCCCTAAAGCACTGGCTATATCTTCTAAACTAAAGTTTGACTCTCCAAACGCAGTTATATCTTCAGCGGTTATGTTCCTTCCAGCCCCACCAAAACCTTGATTAATTAGATAATTTTGTAACCCGGATAAACCAGTTGAACTAGCAGCATCAGCTCCTACTGCATTTAAATCAGCAACAGTCAGACCCAAGGCACTGGCTATATCTTCTAAACTAAAGTTTGACTCTTCAAACGCAGTTATATCTTCAACGGTTACAGCTCTACCAGCCCCACCAAAACCTTGTTCTGTTAAATAGTTTTGTATTCCAGATAAACCGGTTGCTTGAGCAGTTCCAGCTCCCACTGCATTTAAATCAGCAACAGTCAGACCCAAGGCACTGGCTATATCTTCTAAACTAAAGTCTGACCCTTTAAATGCAGTTATATCTTCAGCGGTTACAGTTTTACCAGCTCCCCCAAAACCTTGTTCTGTTAAATAGTTTTGTATTTCAGACAAGCCGGTTGAAGTAGCCATACTAGCCCCCACTGCATTTAAATCAGCAGCAGTTAGGCCCAAAGCACTAGCTATATCTTCTAAACTAAAGTTTGACTCTCCAAACGCAGTTACATCTGCGGCAGTTACAGCTTTACCAGCCCCGCCAAAACCTTGGTTTATTAAATAATTTTGTATGTCAGATAAACCAGTAGAAGTAGCAGTTTGACCTGCATACTGTTCAATAGCATTTAAATCGGCAACAGTTAAACCTAAAGCACTGGCTATCTCGTCCAGATTAAAGTCTGACTCTCCAAATGCAGCTACATCATCAGCGGTTACTTCTTTACCCCCTCCACCAAATCCTTGGTTTATTAAATAATTTTGTAATTCAGATAGCCCAGTAGAAGTAGCTGTTTGACCTCCATAGGTAGCTGCATTTTGAATATCTGCAACTGTTAAACCTAATTCTTCTGCTATTTGTTCTATTGTAAAATCTGATGAGTCTAAAAACTCAACTGCATCTGCCTGACTTATAGCTTGCCCTTCTCCTCCGTAACCTTTGTTTATTAAATATGTTTCTACAGGAGTTAAAGAAGTAGCAGTAGAAGGGGTGTAGCTATAAATTTGATTAAGTAAATCTTCACTTACACCCAGTTCGGAGGCTATTTCAGCTAAAGTAAAATTTTCTTGCCCCATAAAAGAAGTAACATCTTCTTTAGTAAGGGTTTTAGGAGAGGCACCATAACCTAGCGTTGAAAGATATTGTTGAAGTGCATTTTGTGTTTGTACAGGAGCACTATAGTCAGCAATAGCCTGTAGTTGAGAAGTTGTTGTCCCCAAAGCGCTGGCTAACTCGTCTAATGTAAAACCCGAAGTTAAAAAGTCTTGTACATGTGTTTGGGTTATATTTTGTGGAGTCCCCCCAAAACCTAAATTTGTTAAATAGTCATATACAGGATCAACAAAACTTGCACCTTCTGTAGTATCGACATCGCTAGAAGTAAGTACGCCTGTTTGAGTATCAACGCCAGGTATAACAGTTTCGGCTCCTATAGTGCCTATGGTACTTGCTGTCGAACTGTTAACCGCGTCTCCAAGACCTCCAACAGTAGATGTTTCTACAGGCATTCCTGTAGATGTTAAAGCAGGGCCACCAAACGCAGGGAGTAAATTTCGGTTGTAAGTATACTCAGGGATTTGTATTAAATTAGAATCTAAAGCTGCACCGCCCACCGCAGTTCCTGTAGGCACAAACTCACCAGGAGTAAAATAGTTTCTTCCATATTGACCAGGCCGCCTAATAAGCGTATCTACCGCATCTTGATTTTCCACAGTACCCCCTTCTTGATAAACATACAGCCGTTCTCCTTTTTCTTTTTCATTTTCATCATCGTCATACACCATAGGAGCAAAAATACTTTCCCCGCCAATGTCATAAAGGTAATCAATATCTACTACATCGCCCGGAGTTTCTCGTATACCTTGTACTCCAGAAGACATACGAGGCAAATAATTTAATGCCCCAGTATTTAAAGTATCAAGCGATCCAGTGTTTAAAGTATCAAGCGACCCAGAAGCTAAAGTTTCAAGTGAGCCTGAAGCTCCCGGCTCAAAACCCCCCGCTGTATTTAAACCTAAAAAATTAACAAGCGCATCTAAAGTACCTGTGCCCCCGTATAAATCGCTTCCTCCCGTACCCCCAGCTACATCAATTGCACCTGAACCTCCAAATATATCTGCACCACCTACACCACCAAACGCATTTACGTTTCCTGAGCCTCCAAATATATCTGCACTTCCTGTACCTCCGGCTACATCAACTGCGCCTGAGCCTCCAAATATATCTGCGCTTCCTGTACCTCCGGCTACATCAACTGCGCCTGAGCCTCCAAATATATCTGCACTTCCTGTACCTCCGGCTACATCAACTGCGCCTGAACCTCCAAATATATCTTCACTTCCTGTACCTCCGGCTACGTTTGCACTGCCTGTGCCTCCAAGTATAGAATCTAAAGCATCTAGGCTTCCGTATCCTTCTGGCGCTAAAGTACCTTCTACAGAAGGTTTATCTAAACTAAGGGTTCCGGTTATTGGATCAGTGGTAGTGGTATCGCCATCACCACCAGTAGTAACTACCTTGTTAGCATCCTCATCACCAGTAGTAACTACCTTGTTATCATCGTCATCATCATCTTTAAACCAACCAGAAACAGCAGCCGCTGCACCGATGCCACCTAATATAGCAGTAACTGTTTTTTGCCAATCTTTTTTGCTTTTTTTCCCTGCTGTACTAGCTGAAGTTGCTGCTGCGGTTGCTTCTGCTGCCCCTCTTCCAGTACCGGTTCCTCCCGCAGTAGCTGTACCGCTTTCACCGCCTGTAAGTACCTTTCCCGCTGCTTCAACAGCATCTAATATTTTTTCTTGTACAACCTGTCGTCCTTTTCCTACTGTATTATTAAGAATATCTACTAATACTGTTACAGGTAGTCCAGTAGCTTTTTCTAGTCCTGCAATCCCACCTTCTATAGCAGCGTATACCCAACCCCCGTGGTCTTGACCCAGAATTTTTCTTAATATGCTATCAAGCGCACCTGAACCACTTGTTACTCCTATATCTGTTCCTTGCCCTTTATCGTCTACCTCACCTACTTTAACAGCGGGGTCGCCGGGAAGGTCTCCATCTAAAATAAAATTATATTGCACCCCCATTGGCCCAAATATAAGCCCCTTTGCTGCCTGGTCATAAAGTGAAGGATCACCATAGACTTTTTCAAAATCTTTATCAAAAGCCGAAAGATCATCAGGGTTGTACAAAATAGAAGCACGTTCTACGCCCCAGTTCTCATAACCTACGCCACCTACACGCATAAAAGTATTATCTGGTCTAAGTGTTCCATCAGGAAAATGCGTCATATCTTTAAGTATTTTTTCAGCGGCATTTTCAGCCCCTCTTATACTTGCATGTGTATCCCAGTCTTCAGCAATAGCAGCTTCTAAAGCTTGTGCTTTTAAATTTTCTACTTCTTGTAGTTTGTCTCTGTATATTTGAAATAAATTTCTATCGCGTTGTATATTTTGTGCAACTGTTTGTAATTCTGTATCTTCTGGGTCAGCCGCTGCCGCTGCTAAAAGTCTGGTATTAACACGTTGTTCAAACTCCCAACTTTCTTGTGCAGTCCAGTCAGCAATGGAAGACATCCCTTCTACAGCTTCCATGATTATATTGTTTAGGGTTGCTTGTGACTTAGGACTGCCCATCGTCCCCGTATGAGGGATGCTTCGGATCAATCCAGAGTAGCCTAAAGTGCCTCCAGTATATTTGTCCCCCAATATATCTGGTTGCGGCCCTTTAGGTTGATCGTATGCAATGTTAGTGTCACCTACAGGCATCTAAGGTAAAGTCCCCGGTAGTGCTGAAATTAAAAATACACTGGCAATAGCAGAAGGTATGACAGGGCGAGGGCTGGATGCCGCCTGATGATTAAGACTTACATTAGTATCAGTAGTTGCCCACATAATTTCTATGTACTGCCCTATTTGTACATCAATTGTAAAATTGTAGTTAAACGCATCAATACTGCCTGAGCCTGATAAGACATGCTGTTTAGCAGTATTTGTTACATCTGTACCACTTCTTTTTACCCAAATATCAACGGTTTTGGCACCGGCGGAAGTGCTAGTTAATTGAGCTGACACTTCAAAATTGTAAACCCCTGAGTAGGTTGGGGTTATTTGGGTATTAGACGCTACGCTCATGGCTTCGCCAAGATACGTGTTTTCAAACTGTATTGCGTATGCAGTGCCCGTGGACCCTGCGGTTTGATCTACTGTGGAATAAAATTTTCCATTAGGAACACTTAAAAACCTGCCTCCGTAATCCCCGGTCAACAAGTTTACCGTATTTGATAACCCGTTGAAAAACAAACGCAATATATTATTCAGGTCATCAAGATACCCACTTAAAGCTGTTCCTTTTGGGGGTATAGGCAATGCTGAATTAGTAACCTTGTTTATAAGGTCATTAGGCATTATCCCCTCCTGCCGTCAGGACGCATATCCATTCTAGGTGCGCCCAGCTTCCACGTTACTCCTGTAGCTGTAGATTCAATTTTAAACGACATTTGCCGCCCCCGCACACGAATAAAAACTTCCCCAGTGTATGCCTCTATAGGTGTTGTAGCTGTTCTAGTAACAGTAGCGCTACTATTTCCCCCCGCAGAAGCAGGATTATATCGCCCGGAACCAGAGTTTTCTAAAGGGTTTAAAGTTAAAGTAGCGGCTGGAGAGGCTGCCGTAGACCCGTCAAAAGTCATATCGGGCAACATCCGGTTTACCAACATAAACCGATCACCGTCATCCAGATCAAACTGAGTAGAAGTAATGCTAGCAGTAATAGCTGCTGGAGTGCCTGTTTCGTTATTGTCTACTCCTTTTTCATGGCTCACTAACTTGTTACTAAAAGTAGCTGCTAACGGATGCACACGTAAATCAGAATCAAGCCATGCTGATCTAGCTAAACTACCGTAATACCAGATATTTTCTACATAATTATAGACCACATAACGGTCATTTTGAGTAACCCCGTTAGAACAATAAAACCACCATATTTCATCAAATTCTTCATTAGAACCACAAACGATCTGGTCATACTGTTCTATGTTAAAATCGTCAAATACATAACTACGCACTTCACAAGGCAATGTTTTAACAGTGCCATCATAAAAATAAAATTTATTTTTACCCATCCAATAGGCAACATTATTAGAATAAACGGCTGAATTAGAACTAGCGGTTGTAATATTAGAACCTAGTAAAGTTGCACCCCATACCTCCGGCGCACCCAAATACTGAAGTCCATATAAAGCCGCATCAGTCCAAATTAGAATTTCTTGTCGGGCTTGGATAGCTTGTATTATTTCAGTACCCTCAGATAAACTTAAACTACCGGACTGATTAATAGCTGTAGGGTTCCAGTCGCTTATATCTTCTTGGTCAGACCACCGGATGAGCATAGGATCAAGTGTAGAACTGCCCACAGCATTGGCCCCAAAACAAAATGCAAACCTGAAAATATCAGAAACAAAAGCTATATTAGCCACTGTAGGAACCTGTGCCGCACCTCCTAAAGAACTTACTAACACCCCTCTAGTAGCTATACCACCGCTTGCGTCCCAGTAATATAAAGCTCCATTTCTATGCAAAAAGAATAAATCTTCACCAAAATTTGATTGGCTCCATAACCGCATCCCTGCCTGAGTAGTTCCCCCGTTACCCCATGTACTTTGACTCCATGTACCAGCACCCCACCCAGTAAACGGCACTTCAATTTCATTACCTGTATTTATTTGATAAGCACCTACAGTGCTTCCTCCTCCATTACCGCTATCAGAAGCATTTGCTGTAACTGTAGAACCGGAAGTATCTTTAGCTTCTATAGTGTAGGAATTATCGTTTAGGCGCGTAGCTATCTGATACTCCTGATTAAGCACCGCCGCAGTAATATTACCTCCTAAAGAAGCCGCACCTGAAAAAGTTACAAAATCATTCTGAATAGAACCGTTTGATGTATCAGAAACAGTTATAGTAGCGTCCCCGTTTACAGCCGCAAAGGTAACATCGCCAGCAGATGTAGTTTCTCTAATAGGGGTAATATCATAGTACGCGCCACCTTTTTCTAGGTAATACTTAAGGTGTGTACCTACAGAAACAAGATTCTGTAAGCCTAATGTTGCCCAGTTATGGAGAGAACGAGATATGCCTAAAAATGTACTAGCAGAAAGTTGCTCCCAGCCCCCTATTTTTTGAGGTAGTCCCCGTCTGAATCGCACTTTTTCAGCTTCATACCACTGGCCTTCGGCAGCATAACGGGTAGACTCCCTATTCACTCCCGCTTTAAACTGTAATTTTTTAACCGGCATGGTTACCCTACATACTCGTTAGTTTTAATCATGTCTGTTACTTCCAGGCTGCGGCCTTTTACTTGCCGTGCCCACAAACTGTCCAAAAATTCAGTAGCTGCTGCGTCATAACTACCTTTTTCCATATGAGCAAGTGCTTTAGCAAATTTAGAAAAACGAAGGCGTCCCAAGTTAAAGTGCATATTAATAATTCCGTCCCGCCTAGCCCCATCTTCCAAGTCGTTAAACCAAGCGTACTCTGCACTTAACTCTTTAATAGTTCTAACAATATCATTACTTAACATAAAATCTATTTCTGCTATGCTTAAACCTAGTCCTTTGTGAGGGCCGTCTGAAATATTACGCCCTGCACCAATGTGAACCGTGCCGAACTGGTCTTTGTAAGCATGTGTTCTTACGCCTTCATGCCGTTTTAATTGTTCTATAAGCTTTTCCATTCCCTTAATCTCCATTATGACTGCTTCCGAAGTAGAAACTGGCAATACCGCTAACAAGCCCCCCAAGATAACCAAGAACAAGATTGACAATGGCATCATCATTACTTTCCGGTGCCTGGAGCGTAACCATAAATATATACGCCAAGAACCCAAGCATTGCCATAACTGCAATGACTTTAGGCGTAGGGTCTTTGGCGAACTTAGCCCTTGCGTCTTGCCTGTCTTCAGTCTCAAGCCTGAACCCCTCGATATTCGCAGTGAGCTTTTTTATCTCTAATTCTGCGTCCTGCAAGATTTCTGCTTTTTCTGGTTCTCTTTCTATAACTTCTTCGATCTGCTCGATGCTAGATGTTTCTGGCATTCCTAGCTTTTTAGCAGCTATTTTGATTGCCATTCCCGCAATAGGATTACTACTAGCTACCGTTTTAAGCAGTGTGGGGGCTAACGCTCCCAGAATCCCTTTAAGTTTCATAAAAGATTAACCATAACTTTATGAGCGCTTCCACATTACTAACCACTTTTGTCAGTTGCTTCAGCCTCTTCCTCCTCGACAATTTCGTCAATAGTATCGCAAACGTCTGGAACCGCTATACCAGTTGTAACTTCAGTAGCTACGCGCCCTACAGCTCTGATACCTTTATAGACTCCAGAGCAATAGAGTTCTTTGTTGGCAATCATTTCTTCTGAAACAGTACAGCCGCCCAACATAAAAACGACTATTAAACTAATTAATTTCCACCTCATCGGCCATTTTCTCCAATTCTTCTAATTCATCTTCATTAGGCATTTCATCCTGTAATGCAAGAAACATATTTAAACGCTCTTCATAACCATCCATCATGTGGTCTGTAATACGTTCTGCTATAGCCCCGCCCTTTCTGTCTGTTTTTCTTAGTGCTTTTTCAGGGTCTATATAGTCCATTCCACTGTTGGCAAAGTATAACATTGTCTGAGATTTAGAAGGCCCGTAACAAAGACGCGGGATTCGGGCCACCATATCACTTCCCTGTACACAGGAGATTTGTTTGTCT